AGCACCCACAAAATTATCTTCATCTAAAGAAACGCTTGGCGATACATATTGACCACCTTTCAACATAAACTTTCCATTAGAATATGCTAGTGTACCAACACAAGAAGATAATAAATCATCAATAACTTCCATTGGTGCTATATCAGAATATACAATTCCATGTGACTCGTATCTATTTTCAGTACCACCAGCCGATAAACTTACATCTTCATCACATAAATTTGCCATTGTAGTGAATGAAGTAGAATCAATATTAACTGTATCTACACCAAGACCAAGTTTTGTGTCTTTTAAATAATCATATAAAACTAAAGCTGGGTTTGAAGAATATGCTGTTGATGAATCTCTTATATCTAACAATTTTTTGCCTTGTATTACAGCACTCACATTTGGTATTCCATTAGGAAATACATCAGGGTCATAAGAAATTCTGACATAAATATAAGCAATCCCTTGTAATCTATGGTCACTTGTCCATTTGTCTGTTTCTGCCACTAAATCTGCATCTGCTAATTGTGTATTTGTTCCTAGATGATATTTAATTCTTACTGTTTTTTTGCCATCTTCAAATATTGAATTACTAGCAAATGTGCTTGGTGCTGATACATTCCATTGAGTAATACCATTTGCATCTGTGCCACCACTACTTAATGTTAATTCTTTTTCATCAAAATATACTTTTTGTACTGCGTTAATTTCATGACTTGCTAATTGAACGACAATATGAAGATATTTATTATTATCAGATGTTTCCATAAATAAAATACCACCTGATTTTTTAGTAGTACCATAAACAGTATCTCTTGAAACGATTGGTTGTCTTACCATTAAAGAACGATTTGATGTTTCTTGTGCGTAAGACCTTTGTTGTAAAGATGAATTTCTTATTTTAGGTTTTACACTTAACGCACTTCCTACAACAATCGCACCTGTGGTAATAGCAACTGCTGTCGCAAAACCAGCAAGGGATTCAAAAGCAACACCACTCCAACCAGCATAAGCATATATAACTGCTGTGACCACAACGCTGACAATACTATTAACTATACTACTCATTTAAATAATCTTCCTTTTTAAAATACCTAACACTAGACTTTCTTATTCTAAAATTATCACCCACTCTTAGCCATTTAATATATTTTAAATCTAATTCTCCAGAAAAGTATTCTTTGCTCCATACCCAAACTTTTTTAAAGCTATTCTCTTTTGTTATTGAATCTATAACCCAACATTTATCGCCACTATCCCAAAAATTAAATAACATTTGCCCTGTTTTTTTATAATGTTCTTCGTGTTTCTCACTCATAAATGCCCAATTAGTGAAAGCAACAACTTTCCCATCATATCTATGAACTTTATATTGTTTGAGTCTAAATGATGGCTCTATATGACAATGTAATTGATTGTAAGTATTCTTTTTGTACTTATCAAACTTTTGATATAACTCAACAACCTCATCTTGTGTATTCATGTGTTAGTTTTTTGTGGAATTTGAACACCTGAGCCCCAAGCCACCGATTTGTCTTGAAGTGATGTCACAAATTCGCAACCTTTATCTCCTGTAAATAATTCTTGCTGGTCTTGGTCTGTGTATCTTCTATCAATAGGTATCTCTAAAGTCACAAGTTTGTTTTCTACTGTAAATATGAGTCTAGAAGTTTCTCCTGTTTCAGATAAAACCATTGAATCTATAAAACCTGAAAAAACTTGATAAGGTGTATCAACTATCGCATCAGCATTTGCTGTTGTAGTCATTACTCCAAAATATACTTCAACAACCATACCTTGTGTATCTTCAGTTAATCCAGCCGACAAAATAGATGAATCTAAACCATTTAAAGATATCTCTATTCCTGTGGCTCTTGTATCTGCTGTTTCTGTGATTGGAGATATTTGAATAATATTTCCTGTTCCTAGATAAGTGTTTCCACCTATAACTAAATCTGAGTATGTTGTGGCGAGTAGGAGTGTGCCACTAGTGAAGTTCATTTTTATTGCATAAAATGGTCTTAAATTTCCACTAGTGAGCTGGTTTCCAAATGTTGAGCCAATACTTCTTGACATATTTTATCATTTCTTTTTGGTTGCTTTCTTTTTAGCCACTTTTTTACTTGCTTTCTTTTCGGTTGGCTCGGAAACTTTAATTTCCATAGCAAAGCCATTTTCAACAAATACTGTTGCTAAATTCTTTTGCCATTCTGCATCACATTTGACAATTTCGCCCTCTTTATATTCTTTAGACTCATTACCATTTGCATTTGCCATACCAAAAGCATTTTGTGTCATTTTAATTTGCATAATATCTCCTTTGTTAGCGAATGGGGAGTGAAACAATGATAATGAGGCACTCCCACATTCTAGTCGCATAAGCGACAGTTTATTTTATTAAGCGTCTGTTGAATCCATAGGATTACCCAAAACAGCTTGAACACTTATTGGCGTTCCATTACTGTGAGTTCCTGTTGCATCAATTTTCACTCTAGCGTATCTACTTCCACCAATATATCCTATTTGAGATGTTTGTGGAGTTTCTCCATTCGCATCTAAAGTTAGGAATATACCTGATGAATCAACACTTCCCTCTGTGACACTTGTACTTGAAGTCACAGCAGACCAAGAAGAATCATCACTAGACTCTTGAAGAATGAAATCAAACTTCACCGACCCTGATAATGTATCTCCCTCGATACCACTATTTACAATAAACATACAAGATTGAAAACCTTGTGTATCTACTGTTGTGCCATCTGTATCTGCTGTAAAGACTTTAGCGTCTTGACAAGTCACAGATTTAGTATTATTTGCTATATCTCTAGCCATAATAAATATCTCCTATCTTATGCAGATATATTTTGTAGTTGTATTGCCTCTGCAAGAACAACTGTACCACCAACTCTACGCCTAGCGATATAACGCACATTACCTGATGTTGCTTGGGTGAATTGGTCACGCATAATTGACATATTAACTCTATCAACTAGAGTATATGCACGAGAGAAATCTCCGAAAGCAATAGGTTTTGTTCCAGCACCCACATCAGCAAAATCTTTGGCTAGGATATATCCATAACCAGCGATTGTACTTGGAGCACCACTTACTAAATTGAGTCCAACATGAAATACTTTTTGACCAGCAGTATCTTCTAATTGAAGAATTTTGGCAAATGTACTTCTATTCATAGCAAACTTTGCATTTCTCAAATAGTCAGATTTAATTGCATAAATTAAATCATAAAGACCATCTGCTTGAAGTGTAGTTGCATGACCTGAATTTGTGCTAGAAACACCAGCAGTAGAATCAGTAAGTCCTAAAGGTTTACCAACACCATTACCTGATATAATAGCAGTTCCCTCTGCGACAGCAAATTGTTCTGCAAACTCAGTAGCCATTTCAGATTCCATATTGAAAGCAGAATCTTCTAGCATAGCTTGTGACATATCAACAAGTGCATAACATTCGTGAGCATCAATACTCATTAATCCTGTTGTGTACCCTGTTGTTTCACTACGAGTGCCTGTTTCAGCAACCCAACTAGCCGAGAATTGTCCTGTTCTTTTTGGAACTTCAATACCTCTTTTATCTGTACTTCTAACTCTAACGATAGAACGCATTGGCGAGAACTCTGTAACAGACTTAATAAGTTCTGCAACATATTCTGTTGGACAGTAATAACCACCTAATGTGTCATCACTCTCATACAATGCTTTGGTTTCTTCAGGGTCTAAATCTCCCTTTCTTAACCATTTGCTAAATGCTTTCATTTGAACATCTACTTGTTTTGTGTCTAGTCCTGTTTCTGGTCTAGCAAGTTTGGTTTCAATAGCATCTAGTCTTTCTTTTGCATCTTCAAGTGCTTTGTCTTTAAGTTCTGACTCTTGTTTTAATTCTACTTTCGTAGCAACATCTTCAGCTAACTTATCAACTTTTTCTTGAAGAATAGGGTCAGCAACCCCATTTTTTTTGATTTCATCAATATTCTTTTGGTTTTCTCCTTTGAATTCTTCAAAAGATTTTCCAAGATTGTCAATGACATCTTTTACTTCTTCAGACATAAATACCTCTTATGTTTTGATTGTGTTTATTAAATGCTTTAGACTATCAACTACATCTCGCAGTTCTCTTTCTTTTAAATTAAAAGATTTAAACAGTATGTTCGCACTCTCTTTAGCAAGATTAACAGGCATACCAACATCTCGTAAGTAGTGTTCTATTTCTCTTGTGTTCATTTCAGCAAGTTTCACTTTCGTTATCTTTGCTTTTGGATTCATTGGAAAAGTGACCAATGATATTTCCATTAAATCTACTGATTTGATGACTCTTCTTCTTTCTTTAGGGTCATACTTATAATCTTCAGGTGTTAATCTATATCCTATTGACATAGAATCTAAAGCACCCATTTTCATTAATTCAAAAACTTCTTTCCCTTTCTGCGTACCCATAGCCAATCTTCCTTTGAGATATAATCCTTTATTATCTTCTAATAAGGAATCTATAACTCCAATCGGCTCATCTGTTTTGTGTTGATATAATAATTTGATTTGTTTTGGTTTTTTACCTTTCAGCGTGTTCTCAAAAGCACCTTTGCGAATAACATCATTTCCTAAATCTTTGTTATTAAATATAGAGGCATAACCCTCAAACGCCCCATCTCCCTCTGAATCTAACTGTTTAAATTCACAAGGAATATCAGTATTAGAATCTTCTAATATCGTTAAATCTTCTGCTAATTGGTCATTACTCATGAAAACACCTTAATTTCAAGTAAATATACGACTATTTTAACCACAATATATAAAATATGTCAAAATAAAGTGTAAATATCCTTTACTTTATACTATTAGTATAATATAATGAATATATAGAATAAATTAATAAACGAGGAAAATATGGAAAACAGATATACAAACATTAAATCTTTAGGTAAAGGCATTGTAGCATTTGACACTATCAAAGAGATTTGGTTAATAACAATGAATGACATAGGTTATAAACCAACTTGTAAATGGTTAAGCACTTGTCAATTTTCAGGGCGAGTTCAATATCATCTTACAGGTGTTAGCAGACAAGAAGTCTTAGAAAAATTTGCTAGAACTTTATAACAAATGGTGTGGGTGTCACCTTAACCACCCAAATTAACAATTAACAACAAACGAGGATAAAAATATGAGAAAATTAGAAAAGTATAAAATGATAAGAGAAAACAAACATTATGATTGGAAACAACTTGACAGCTTTGGTAAAACAACAGCAGAACAGTTAAACCAAGCAAATGTTCTTTTATTTAGAAGTGTAAATCCAATAAAAATATATGGCGAACAACCTAAATATGCTCTTTATATAATGCCAATGAAAGGATATAAACCTTTAAAGGAATTTTATGTAAGAGAAGAAGTTGATGTTCAAAACCATTTACTATTAGTAGATGCTGTTCTTAAATTTGTTTTGGATAGAATAGATAGTAAAGTATCTGTTCAGGAAAATTCTAAAAAAAGAAGTGAGTATCGTAAAAACCTTAAAGAACAATATTCACATATTAATTTTAAGGAAACACACGATTGGGCTTTAAGAGTTTCTAAAAAAGCTGTTGAAAAAGCATTAGAGGAACATGGAGAGCCTGAACTTGCTTGTGGATTTGCATGGGTAAATGTTCATGGTGTAAGACAAAACTCTAAACTAGGTAAACAACTTGAAAAACTTGGGTACAGTTGGAGTCATTATGAGAAGTCTTACTCTATATGGAAACCAGCCGATTACAATGGACAATGTATAATGATACATGAGGCTGGTGCTAGTGCTTATGCACAAGTTTTGTCAAAAGCTGGTATTAAAGCAACATCTAGTTCAAGACTAGACTAAACAACAAAAAGAAAGAGAGAGTCATAGCAATATGGCTCTTTTTTTTGTGTAGTCAAATTGACTTATAATACTAATATATATTACTTATCAATTATTATATCTTCTGCATCATAGTACATAGTAAAGCAACGACAATTACAAACATTACTAGCACCACCATTTGAGTCGCCTGTATATTGCATAAGCTGTGGGCTGGGCATAGTCTTACTCGGTGCATACAATTCAAAATATTCTTCAATAAAAATACTTGTGCCATTCATATCAATATGCCATGACCTTGTTCTAGTATCTAAAGCACTTAACCATTCTTTCTTGGGTTTCTTCAACGCTAATCTTCTAGCAATCTTATTGTTTCCATAATTATATGCTTGATGAGTTTCTGTTCTAGCAATTAACTTACTTCTTGCTGATGAAAAAGCTGTTGATTTAGCAATCTGTTCGGCTGTGTCATTCTGACCAAAACCCTCACTCACAGAATAAGCAATCGCTGATTGAATATGCTTTCTAGTAGTTTCAGTAATATAAGTCACATTCTGTGCTGTGTTTTGAGTGATATAATCATAAGTGACTTCTGCCACCTCATCTTCCGCTTTCTTTAACACTCTTGATGTTTTAATAAACCTAGAGGATTCTTCAATTATCGTTCTAGCGTTTTTTTCCATAAGTTTATATAAGTCTTGCCAATAACTATCATAATACTCATTAGAGATTTCTCCTAGTTCTGCATATTCTTTGAAAGCATATCTACGATATTTGTTAGAGAATTTATCTAGCTTGGTTATTAAACTCCTAGCCATTCTAATGTAAGTTCTTAATGCCTCACGATATACTTTTCTACGACTTACTCTTATTTTAGCCATTCTAATGTTTCCTGTAATAGTTCTGTCTGTGTTCCGAATACTTTAGTAAACCACATTGGGTTTTGGTGATAGGAATAATTAGATGTTCTGTGGTGATATGGGCAAAGAGGAATTACTGAAAAATTATCTGTCTTTTTACCGAGCATACCACTTTGAATATGATGTAATTCTGCTGGTGTGCCAAAATGACCTAGCTTTCGACAGGCTATGCAACCTAATTCAGCAACTTTTTGCATGTGTTTTTTCTCTGCTAAAGTTTTACTTTTCTTTTTCGCCATAAGCGAGTTTCATATCTTTTTCGTTGCCCTCTGCATCAACAGGCATATCGTTATCTTCAACACTAGAGGCATCTACTTCGCCAATCGGAAATAAATTACTTGGGATATATAACTCATCACCACCCTCTATTTCATCTAATCCGAGTTTTTCTCTTGCCTCATTACGAGTCATGATTCCTGTTTGTACTGCTTGTGTCACATTAGCATAAATTTGTTTTGTCTTTTCAGCCATCGCTGGAATACTAGTTAAGTCATACTTAATCTGAATATCACCCTCATATAGAGGCGATAAGAACTCATTTAAGTCAGATTCTACTCTCGTTAATAATGGGATTATAGTTTCCTCGTATAATGCTAATTTTGCTGTTTCCATATTACTGTATGTATTTGCCTCTGGGATTCCAATTAATTGTGCTGGAACTCCAAAACATAAAGCAATCTCCCTTGCTGATAAGTTTAAGAGTTCTAAGAAATCCATATCTTTTGGGTTTAATCCTAATTGGGTATAATCAAAATTTCCCTCTAATAACATTGGGCGACCTGAATTATTGCTACCTTGAAATCTTTGTTCTAAATCTTCTAATAATCTTGCTCGTTGGTCATCTGTTAAAGTAGCTGACATTCCTGTTTCATCTTTTGGCTCAAACTTCAGCATACCACTTGGTGTACAGCCATTCTTCAATAAAGCCACATTATGTAAACCAGCAAGATTGTGTTGGTCAATATTATAAGCACTGGCCAATATTGGACTACAACCATAGAAATCATCTAAAGGATTCCATAGCTTAATTTGTTTTAATTGAGATTGACCTGTGTATTGGTCTACTGGATATTCATTGATAGTTTGACCATCTACAACATAACAATAATAATCAGGAATCATAGAAGAACTTGATTTTATTTTAATTCTGTCTGGTCTTAATAAATATAATTCTCTTGGCGGTTTTTCGGTTTCAGTATCTCTTAAAAGATAAGAATTACCTGAAATCATTAAGTAAGCATATAAAGATTGAAAATACTCCCCACCACTTTGTAATGGATTGGGTCTTTCTAATAAAGATAACAACTCATGGTTTTCTAATTCTATATCGCCATCAAAGACTTTTAACTTGACAGCACTCGCACTATCAGAAATAAGTTTTACACATCTATGAACTATTGCGTTGTCTTGATAACCCTCTTTGGCAAAATCTTTATACTTCATATTAGATTTGCCCATATATGCCTCTAGTCTATTTATCATAACTGTTGGCGATTCTTTTTTTTCTATTGGTTTTTTAAAAAATTTATCTAATATACCCATGATATCCTCTAACTAATATTAAACACAGCACGACCACTATTCTGTAATGAGGTTATAGCCCAAACTAAAGCATCTACTCTATCATCATGATATTGTGCTTGGTTTCCTGTAAACTGACACATTTGTTCTTCCAATTCTTTAAACACTCCCACATGATGTACTCTATTCTGTTCATATAAAGCAGAAATTGGCTCTGCTCTTACAATCTTACCACGACTTGCTCTAACACTAGTATATGGTATTGTTTGGTCTTGTGTTCTCAATAATCTCTCAATTAAATCTCCACCATTATTAACCTCTGCTACTATCCTATCACATTGATATTGTTTATAAAGTGAAATGGCTTTTTTAACCCATACATCAGGCGAGGAAATTTGACTACTATCGTGCAAAATATAGTAGTGATTATTGGCATCTCTCCCAGCAACGACCATTCCTGTTTCATCTGACTCCTCATTACTAGTGACAGCTGGGTCAATAGCAACTACTATTCTTTCTAAATCAGGTGGAAAATCTACAACTCTATTTTCTTCTATATTTTTATAATGAAATAAAGCACCCTCAATATCTTCTAGTATTTCAGCATATAATTCTTGCCTACCAATTCTTGTACCCTCATATCGTTCTCTTAACATTTGGATTGAGGATTCAGCTAGATTATCAATGTTTTCAAAAGTGCTACCTTTAATGAGTTTCGTATCTTCTCTTTTGGCTAAAGACTTAATTATTTTCGTTGGTCTTGGTGTTGTGGTAATAATACATTTAGGATTCTGCCCAAGTCTTAATGCCATCATTAAGTTATCAAAAGTTTCTGAATATCTCCAACTTGCTAATTCATCACACCATGCTCTATGAAATTGAACTCCTCTTAATCTGTCTGGCTCTATCGCTGGAAAGCCAACTATTCGAGAGCCATTATAAAAGTGTATTTCATTCTGTGATTTATTATATCCTGTTTCACTCAATAATCTTTTATCAATTATATTAATGAAACCTGAATCGCCTGAAAAAACAACTCTCTTTAAATCACCATAAGTTGGTGCAATTACTCCACAAATAACATTGTCGTTCATTAAACAATATTGAACTATGTCATAAGCACCTGTAAGAGTTTTGCCCCAGCCACGACCAGCTAAAAAAAGATGTATGTTATATTTATCATCATCTTCTACTAATTGGCTCTTTCTCGCCTTGCCATACCACTCAATGAGTAGATTTGTCGCTATCTTTTTGTGATAACCTAGTGTGTCGAACTTGTTTAATAAGTTCTGAGAATTTTTCGTTTTCATCTGATACATTGTTTATCTCCACAACATCAGTTTCTTTCCAACCAGCTTGTGTTTTAAGCCAAAAAATAGATGCTGTCAGAGCCTCTTTCCCATCTCCTGTTGCCATACGATATAAGTTATTCGCCACTGTGACAGTAGATTGTGCCTTGCCTAGCTTACATTCCTCATCATAATATTTATATAAAGTGGGTTTTGATATACCAGCAATAGAGCAAATCATGTCATGAGTGACACCTATTCCTGATAATTGTTTTACCATTCTTCCTATCTCATCAGTTTTTTTTACTATTTTTGGCATATATACTCTTTTTATAGAGTAAAAATAAGAAAAAAGCAAGACAAAAAAATAGGGTGAGTTCGCACCCACCCTACTGTACAGATTTTTTGAGAACTTCCATCTACATCTCAATATGAGCCATTACACTCTATGAGTTCGAGCAAGTACCGAAGTACAGGAATGAAACTCGACCATTATTTTTTAGTTTCATTAACTTACATCTCTACCTATCAAACTCAACTCGTTGTGAGATTTCTCTCAAATTCGGTTTATAATGGCACCGAGTCGATAGTAGTAATCATATCAGAGTAATTAATTCTTCCTTGATTACATTTTCAATATATACTACTTTTAGTATAAAGTAAAGCATTTGCTGAAATAAATGTATACATTAGACTATTCTAATATAAATAAATCCTATCTCACTGATTTTTAAAGGTTTTTATTTGACATTAATGCTTTGTATGTAATCTATACTGATATATACTTAAAGTATAAATAATATTAAACGAGGATAAAAATATGGAAAACAATCAAATAGATGATGTTAAAAAAATAGTATCGGAAATCGGTCTTAATGATATTACTAACATTAAAACTTTCAAAAGTGCTTGGTATCAAGCATTAAAAGAGGTTAGAGGTGTAGGTGGCACTTATGATGACAATAATACTTGGTCAATAGCTTGTAGTAAACTCATTGAGTTTTATGAGGGAGATATAGAAAGCTCTACAAACTCTGAAACCAAAAAAAGAAAAGCATTCATAAAAGTTAAATTTGTTGTGATAGCTTTTACTAAATGGCTAGATAGTCATAATGAGAGGTTTCTTCTTACTGACATAAACTTCAGAAGAAGATTCAGACAGTTTAAAAATACTGTTTCTCATCATAATGCTCTTGATGTCGTTGGCTTAACTTGGGAAACTCCCATAGCCAAAATGAATGGTCACTTTAAACAAAGATAATCATTAAGTGTGGGTGTCACTCAAACCACCCATCACCAATCTATATTAACTTTAAATACTTTCCAATTAATTTTAGCATCATATCTCGTTCCTGAACTATGCTCTTTTATTTGTAGATTGACATACTTTCTGCCCCATTTTTTTACGAGTTTTTCTGCCATACTTTTTTCAAGTTTTTCTTTATGGTAAACATCATGCAAACCACCTTTGTTGCTACCATAACTTGGGCAAGAAAAAGATATTTGTAATGCTCTCATTACATATTGTTTATCTGACATTATTTGTAATGCCATATCTCTATCTTGTTTCAATTTAAACTGTAAATCATATTTATATTTTTTCGTTCTTTCTACATTAAAGCACACCACACAATCAGCATAAGAATTTAATTTGAAAGGTTTTTTTTGATTCCAAGAATATTGTTGATATTCTAATGAGCCTAGTGCTATCGGCATAACGCTGAACTGTTCTTGTGCTGATTCTAATGCCTCTTTAGGTGTAATAGGAACATTTTTATTATTTAATGTTCTATAAAACTTTGTAATATCATCATCAATTAACCAATACCATTTGCTGTTGTTATTATCAGCATAGGTTTTGCAAAAATCTCTAGAAAAAGCCAAACCCATGTCATTTTTTTTGAGGTTTAATATTGTAAAATAATCTTTATAATTATCATATTTATCTATATCTTGTGGCTCTAATATTAAATATTTATCAGCATCTAAATCTTTAATTAACTCTAAAAATTTAGCATCGGGTCTATTTTTGCTAGGTATATATATCGGATATATCATTCTCTTTTTAATGCTATTTGTAATTCTTCTTTAGCACTTCCACAATTAATCATTTTTTCTCTTATATAACAAACAACAGAAACTCTCTCACTAGCACCATGTTTAACTATCTCGGTATTTCCATGTATTTCATGGACATCAAAAAAGCCAACATCAGTATTCCTTACATTCAAACCGATACCATATTTTGGGATAACTGTATAAGCACCATCATATTTACCTTTCTCCAATACTGCCAAATTACCTATTCCACCTCTAAAATCCCCACTATCAGTATGACAAGCTGTTCTAAAATTATTATTTAATGTGACAGTAGTAAATGCTGTATTGTCAATTTTGAAATCTTTGTGTATTTTATACCAATAATCTTTTTGAAGATTATATTTTTCAGGTACAAATTTTTCATACATTTTAGAAATATATCTTATGTATGGTAGTGTTAATCTATATTCATCAAAAAATCTTTGGCTATATTCTGTCATTCTACAATATGGAATCCTAGCATACCTATCCAAATAACCTATTACAGATGAATTTACTGCTATTGCTTTAGGTGAATTAGATAAAGTGCCATCTTTTTTTAGTGGGATAAACCTACCACCACTCAAAACTTTGCCAACATACAAGCCATCAATCTTCATTCCAACTTTCATTTCATCTGTTCTACCTGATGCGACACCTCTATTATTAGATTCTCTTAATGATGCTTTCCTTAAAAATGGAAACGCTTTTTTACAAATATCAAATGGTATAATTTTGTTTAAGTAAACTGCGACAATATCTCCATTTTCATTTTTGAATGTAGTGTTTTCGATAGGAATAGGATATTTTATGTAAGACTCATCAAGATATGTGCCTTTAATATCATCTAATTCTTCTGCTGTTTTATGCTCTTTAACTGTTATTACTTTCATATTCGTTTTTTATAGCTGTCATTACAGCATCAGTTATATTGTCAGCATTATAGACTTCTTTTAATTTTTCTATTTGTGTTCTAAATATTGGCTCGGTTTCAGAACTTAAAAATAATTGCACCATTCTTACTTGTGATGGTAAAAAATCATCTCCCTCGCCATTAAACTCATTATCAACAGCACTCATGGTTTCGTTTAATTCAGCAACATTGGAAAAATTTAATTCTTTTGAATCAAATCCCCAATCTACCAAATTATCTACATCAAAAAAGTTTGCTAGATTATCATAATTCCATTGTCCTTGATTTTTATTGAGTCTTATATTTAACTCTTTCTCTTGTTTCTCATCAAGATTAACCTCTACACATGGAACTGTTTTTAAACCCATACCAATAATAACTTGCAATCTTTGGTGACCGCCAACTAATATATTTTTCCTAGTAGGGTGTATATTGACTATTAGAGGGTCTACAAGACCGAATTTAGCGATACTTTCCTTAATTTCGGCATATTGTTTCTTAGTTAATTCTCTTGGGTTGTAATCGGCTGGTATTATATCTGATATATTTCTTTCAATTACTTGCATTATATTATCTCCTAAAATTTATCCATTAATGAATCATAACACTTTGTATCATTATTCCAACGAAGTGTTATTTCGCCTATGTTTCCTTGAACATCTACTTCTCGTACTTTAGCCACTCTGACTTTTGTTTGCCCTCTTTCAAAATCTCTAGTGACAATGACACCAATATCGGCTTTATTATTCCAATGACTACTACCACTAACATCATAAAGACTCTTAACTTCAAACATACCATCAGCATTTCTTATTTGCTTGGTAGGGTGAGCCACCATAAATGTGATTGTATTTGTTTCTCGATTAAATCGTTTAATTTTCGATATAAGTAATGATATGTGTTCATCTTCTCTTAAATTACTTCTTGCTGGATTAATTTCATTATATGGGTCTGTGACCAATCCATCACAGCCAAACTCATTAACACAATATCTTGCTCTATCAATTATCCAATCAATGTCAGGCGAATCGCCTTTCTTGTCTATAAAATAAAAATGTTCATTAATAAAAGCCACAGCATCTTGTACTTCTTCAATAGTGCATCTATTATCTCCAAACATGGCATCAAATGGTTTATGAACATATTTCTCAATTAGTCTTTTCAAATTAACTGCCAAACTATGTTCAGGTGAGAAGATAACATATTTAAAATCATGCTCTTTAGCTGTTCTCATTATGATATCAAATGTTAAACTTGACTTGCCACAATTTGGCACACCTGTCATTAAGATAAATGAGGGTTTTACTATCCTCATAATTGGGTCTAAATCTTTAAAACCTGTTTTGTATCTCTTGCAAACTTTGCCCTCATAAAGTTTCCATAAATCCTCATATAAATCTTTTGCTTTGTGAATACCATCTTTCATTGTTTTGCCCTCGTTAATTACTTATTGATATATTATACTATCAGTAATTATAAATAAAGTATTATCCAGCGATAAAGTTTTTATTTCTACCTTTCTGTTTAATAAATTTATTTTTATTAGTTATATTAGTATTACTAGTCAAATTGACTACAACAGATTTAGGTATATTAATCGTATAATGATTGTGTTTCTTTAACCCTTTGCCCACTTTTTCAACTTTAATTAAATTGCATTTTTTCAATTTTCTTGCATATCTCTGAACGCTACTCGTAGAGCAACAGCATAATTCACTTAAATGTGCCAAACTAGGATAGCATCTGTTATCCTTATCGGCATAATTACATAACATAATCAGCAATAATTTACTACCATTACAATCTGTCTTTTGCTTTGTAGCCCAAGATATTGCTTGAAAACTCATGTGTAAAAATCGTTTGGTTGAACTTCTTTATTAGTAAATTCTACTATTTTATCCATGTTTTTTTTGCTAGGAATCTTATTTCCATATTTCCATGAGTTTACTGTGACCTCAGGAACATCTAGTATTTTCGCTACCTTGCTCACGCTAACTGCTTGATTTTTAAGATATTCTCTTAATTTCATTTATTGTTCTCCTGTTGTTATTACTAGCTTTTCCTTATTATTGATTAGTTTATATTAAAAGTAAATATAAATAAAGTGATATTAATACTTTACTTATTAATACTTATAGTATTATAATTGGTTAAGTAATAAAAGCGAGGCAAATATTATGAAAAATAGTGAAATCAATAAAAGACATATTTGGAATGTTAAAAAGCCAAAGAAAAATCAACGAGCAATAATCTTACGACACCTTATTCTTAATAAGACTATCACATCAATGGAGTCTTTCTCTAAATATATGATAACAAGATTATCGGCTGTTATTTTTGATTTAAGAGTACATTACAAAATAACAATGCACAAACCAAACAAAAAACCTTATGGCATTTATACTTATGGAGGCAAAAAATAATGGCAGTATATAAAATAAGAGTTTACAAAGACTATGACATTAACATAGATGATGAAAAACATAAGGAATGGAAAGATAGTATAAAGAATCACCCTGAAAATGGATTTACAATAGATGACTTTTACGAAACTTATGTTTTAAGAGAACGAATAAAGGAAGATGAAGATAATATGAAATGGCGACCATATAAATACGAAATAATAAACGAGGTAAAATAACATGGAACTACTAACAAAAGCACAATATAAAATATTGACAGATAATCATGCCAAGCATAAACAAGCATGGAATGATGAACACCCAACAAATGTCGATTTTAAAATTGTGGTCAAATTATTTAATCCGACAGGAATTGGTACTTGGTGGATTTCAGAATTAGACCCACAAACCAATAATTGTTATGGAGTAGCACATCTTCATGAAAAAGAGGCTGGGTATTTTAATTTGAATGAATTAAAAGACTTTAAAGGAAGATTTGGGCTGGGTATTGAAAGAGATAAATACTTCACTCCAAATAAATATTCAATATCGGATATCCTAGAAGATAATGAGTGATTTAATACAACCATTCACTCAATCTGATTTAGATTCTTTTGAAAAATGGAAAGTAAAATCAGAATATGATATTGGTCAAAAGAAAATGGGAGAAGAATATAAAGCCATTACAAGATGGTTAAGACTTCTCCCTAATAAAGATTTAGAAAGATGGAGAAAAAAAGTAGGCGAAGATGTCGCTAATTATATTATGGAGCAAGGTGCGAAAAGAGGCACAGAAGTTCATAAAATGATAAATGATTATTTAAACATACCACTCGAAGATAGACTTTCTGATAAATATTATACTATTGACCATGGCTCTTTTGGTGAAATGCCATACAACATGAGAAGTAATCATTGTCTTTATGATGGTATGTTTATGAATATCTTACATGAATTAAAACATATTAAAGAAGTTTTTTTGTTAGAAGATTTATTGTATTCAGATAAATACAAAATATATGGGCGAGTAGATTGTATAGCAAAATTTCATTCTTACTATGCCATTATTGACTTTAAAACATCAAGAGGTAGGCGAGAAAAGATGAGTATTGAACAAGGCATACAATTAACAGCTTATGCTTGTATGTTCAATGAAATGTTTGGTAAAGACATAAAAGACATAGTTGTTATTGGTGTTAGCGAAGATGGTGGTCAATGGGCTATCAGAAAAGAAATTAAATTTTACATTCCATTATTGGAAGATTTACTAGGATATAAAAATGAAGAAAAAACCTGACAATATAAATCCACAACATTATAAGCAAGGCAAAATAGAAGTAATTGACTTCATACTTGACCAAAAAATGAATTATCTAGAGGGCAATATAATCAAATATGTTTCTAGATATAAATACAAGAATGGTATCGAAGATTTAAAAAAAGCACTTTGGTATCTAAATAAACTTATAGGAGAAAAATAAAATGGCATACGATATAAACTTTAAAAAATCATGTTTCGCAAATATGGAAACTAGTAGAATAATTAAGTATCTTGAAACTCACATTAAAAAATATGAGAAAGATACCAAACCTAAAAAACCATCAGAAGTTTGGGAATACAAAACTGATAAAATATTGCTAGAAAAATTGATAGAAAATACAGAGAAATAATACTTTATTTATAATTACTTATAGTATATTATATGAATATAAACAATGATAATGAGGCAAATAATATGGAAAGCAAACATTTAAAGGCTCATAACGAGCAAAAGAGAAAAGATAGTGATGAGTATGGTCTTTGGACAGCTTTACACAAATATCAATCGCTTGGTCTAAAATCTAAAGCGACAGGTGTAAACCCACATTTTGGCAATCAATATTCTACTTTAGAAGATTGTATAGAATGTGCAAATAAAGGTATAGAGTTCGGTCTATTCTTTACTCAACATGTGGACAATATAGAGGGTAATACCTATCTTCGCACAGTAATAAGACATATCAATGATACTGAAACAACATCAATGATATATCCAATTACTTGTAAAGATATAAGTAATCCACAACAAATAAAATCATCATTAACTTATGCAAAAAGAACTTCACTTCAAACTATTTTTGGGTTTGGTAGTGATATGACAGATGATGATGATGGCAATAGTGCAAGTGGTAAATCAGGAAAACCTGACCCACAGCAATCAAATAAATTTTAGGAGATACAATATGAAATTTTTAGTATTAGAAAAAATCAATGATAGTTATTATTTGGTTGGTAGTAAACCATTTGATACAGAGCAACAAGCACATAAGATGTTGGACTTGCAAAGGGATTGTAACCCATCAAGAAAATATCAAACTGTGTCTGTTTTTGAAGATAAAGAATTGGAGGTAGTGAAATGAGTGATTGGGATAATACAAACGAATCTCCTGATTCAGATATTATAGCAACTGAATCAGAAGATAATCAGTTATTCAAAAAAGGTGCTTTAAATGACCCTGAGGGGATAGAATTATTTAAAGTAGGAAAATTGAAAGACTCTAACCCATATACCAATGAAGATGGAAGTCATATTGATGGCAGATATCCGAAAAAAATAGTTGTCACTAAAGCTATGTCACAGAAAGGAAATGCGTATTATACAGTATATCAAGAAATTGGTTGCATATTTCCAAGTAAGAATCCTGAATCAATAGTAAAATTTTCAGGAAACATAGATATTGATGGACAAGAAAAAGTTTTACTCGGCTATGACAATGGGTCATACTATGGATTAGAGATTAAAACAAAAGATGAAATGAATGGAGTGCCTAGCAAGGAAGATGATTCTAGCAATACATTTAATTAATTCTTCATCATGGAAGTGGCGAGTCTTTAATAGCTTTTCTACTCGCCACTCACATCTAAAATGTCAGTAAGCATATTCACAAACGAGTTCTTTCAAAAACATGGTAAACCTGATTTATCTTTAAATCCAAATTATGGTGTTATTAAATTAGATATTAGTCGAGCTGATTTAGTTTCAGTTAGAGTAGAACTATCATCAGGTGTTGGCGAAGAAACTACTGCTAATGTTCATAACAAAGATTTGGAAGATATGAGAAAAGTAAAAATGTGGAGAATACCTTTAGAGTCTAAAATTTCTGAATTGATGCACAAGTATGCAATAAAAATTAATAGTATTTTTAATTATAAAATTTCTGCAATACAAGACATTCAGTATTTAGAATACTCACAAGGCGATTATTATAAAACCCATTCGGATATTAATAGTGAACTTGGCTCGACACGAAAAATTAGTATCTCATGGGTGGTTGATGATGACTACGAGGGTGGAGATTTAAAAATAAATTATGGTGGAGAAGAAATTGTAATGGAAAAAACAACAGAACAATTAACAGCATTTACAAGTTTTATGAGTCATTGTGTCACACCGATTACAAGTGGTACTCGTAAAGTTTTGGTATGCTGGGTAAGTGGCGAAAGCTGGAGATAGAAAATGCAAATAAAAGATATATTAGAAATATTAGAAAGAGCAGAAAAAAGAAGAACGCCTTGTGATGTGTTAGAGATTTTAGATGTAGAAAGATATTCACATTCTAAAAAGGAATACATTAAAATTGGCGAGATGGAATTAACACATTTTATAAGAGTGTTTAATCAAACCTATGAATCAATTAATGAGCCAAGACAAAAATTGGCTAATGAATTAGAAATGGAGATGTATAAAAAATGAAAACTTATGAAGAACAAATAGAAGATATAGACAAAAAAGAATTAGAAAGGAGAGTAAAAATGGTAGCTGTTGGTTTGAAATCTCAAATGGTTTCAAATTCAAGAAACATCTTTAATGAATTACTTTCTAAAGAGTTTGATGAGTTTAATATTCATGCAATCTTGAACAGTATTAATAACATTAATATGTTAATGAAAGCAGATGATTTTGTTAAAAATGGGATAATTAACCCTGATTTAGCCCAAAAACTTGATAAAAACCTTACAAAATAGCTGAATAATGCTTTTATTATACCGATAATAATATATACTATAAGTATAAATAATATTAAACGAGGTTAAAAAAATGGTATTAGAAAAATATAAAAAGTATAAAGAGGGAATGGCATTTTATGTCAGCTTACTAGAAAGAGGTTATAGTCCTGATTCAAAAAATATGAGAGAGTTGTTAGAAACTCTTAATGAATTAAAAGCTATGGCAATTATGTCTGATAGGTTAAGCGTATGAAGATTAAACATAAAGGAAAAGTTTATATAATAGAGATTGAAAAATATAAAACTGTCGAGGATTTATTATCCGATATAAAAGCACCTAAAAACGAGTGGACTTTTACAGTATACAAAGATATGGGTCGTTGTGGTTTGGGATTAAGTCATAGAGAACAAATTGCTAGAAACTTTAAAACTGTTGACGACGCTAAAAAATATATAAAAACGAGGTAAAATAACAATGAAGAAAATAATTTTATATCATGGTACAGATATTGAATCTGCTAAAAAGATTTCAAAGTCAGGATTAAAACCAAGTAAGAGTCATTGGGATAATTGTCCAAGTCATGATGACCATGTTTATCTAACTAATACATTTCCAATAAGATTTGGAATCAGTAAAGCTGGAAGTGTGTCAGATGATGATTACAAAATAGCAATTATCAAAATAGAAGTTTCAGAAGATGACCTATATCCTGATGAAGATTACATGGCACAAATACCAAAACAATTTTATGAAGTGTATGGTCTTGATAAAGAAATAGCAAAGATGAAATTAATTGAAAAGACTCTTTACTATCGAGATAACATAGAAAAATATAAAGAGTTTTGGAAACAATCTTTAGACCTATTAGGAACTTGTTCTCATAAAGGAAGAATCAAATCCAAAAAGATTAAAGAGATACATAAATTAGAATTAAATGATGAAAGTTATTTAATAAATATGAGTGCTGAAATAAACTTTGGCTACTTAGACAATTACAAAAAATTTCATCAACTTGAACTTGATGTTCTTTTGGGTAAAAAATTATTAAGATGTGAAAAAGAAATGCTTAATAAATTAAGACAGAGAGTATCAGTTTATAATGTAATAAAAACAAAATTACTGATGGATAAATTAAATAAATGTTTCTATCACACGACAGGAAATCCAAATGTTGATGATGAATTGTTTTGGCAAGATGGTCAGTTAATCTTTAGCACAGTTCTTCATGACTTAATAAAAATAGAAAACCCAAATGTTGATTTATCAGAAGTAAATAATATTTCGGTAGATGTTAATAAATTAGTCAAAGATGGTGCAGTAGAAATTAAATATTCAATTCAACAACAAGAGCATAGAGCAAAAGATATGGCAATGAAATATTTAAAGAGTAATTATAAATGAGCAAAGTGTTTAATGAGAGTTATTTTAATACAATAGACTACATTGAAAAATGGAGAAAATATATTGATAAAAAAACTATTGCTCAAAATGTAAAAAAAGAATTTGGGATAGACTCTCAAATGGTAGAACTAATCATCAAAGATGAGGAGATAAGTAATTATGATAATTGAAAAATATGTGGATAATATATTAATCCCAGCATTTATAAGGAAAGGCAAAATGAAAATTAATATAAACTTAATGATGAGTAATCTTGAAAATCAAATAAAAAGATACTTAAATGGAGATAGAACAATCACTTTATTAGAACATGAAATGAATGTTGCTACTCTTAAACATTTTCAAAGAGTTAAACAAGAGGAGGCAAAAGACAATGATTGACAAATTTAATGAACTGTGGGATTTAGTACCTGAAATTCTACAAGCAATATTAGTTATGTCGGCAGTATCTATATTTTGGATATTTGTATTGGGGTAGTAGCTTATTTGCCAAAATAAAACTACCCTAATGGGAGTCGGAAGTTTACACCTCGTTTGCTTTCGACTCTTTTTTTATGCCTATTTTTCTGTTAGATTTAACTTATATTAATAAAAAGAGAGGGTGTTATGATACCTATTGAATTAATTTCTATGCTCGTTTCTACTGTGCTTGGCGGTGTTTTATCTATCATGGCACAGAAGTCAAAAGATAAAGCAGATGAACAGAAAATGCTTATGCAACGAGCAGAATTTCAATCACAACAATTTGATAAAGCAAGGGCAGTAGATGACCCATTTACGAAGAATACTAGAAGATGGATTGCTTTAATTGCAGTTGTATCAATATTAGTCTTGCCGAAACTAGCACCATTTATTGCTAGTGATATGCCTATTTATGTGGGTTATACTGAATCAGTTATGCAAGGCTGGTGGATATTTGCTAGTTCTACCGATATAACTCAATGGAAACCAATGACTGGGCTTGTAATCACGCCATTAGACACCCATGTGGTCAGTTCTATCATAGGATTGTATTTTGGTGGAAGTTTGGTAAGAAGATAATGTCTGATATAGATTGGAAATTAATCGCTAAAGCGATAGCAGTTGTATTAATTATGGGTGCTTTGCTTTCTTTAGAGGCAAATGCTGATGTGACTTCTAGTGGGAGTACAACAAATACACAGGAAAATAATGCTGGGTCTAATACTGCTATTACAGGTGGTTATGAATCTAGTACGACATATCAAAGTGGCAGTAGTTCTAACAGCACGACAAACAATGAAACTAATAATTCAACGAATCAAGAGACAGCAGTTAATTCGGCATCAGCACCAAGTATGTCTGTCTATGGACAAGACTCTTGTGTCATACCATTGTCTGCTGGTGTGACAGTTATTGGATTTTCAGGAAGTTTTGGGAGTTATCATTTAGATAAAGATTGCCAAAGAAGAAAGAGTGCTATTCTTTTGAATAAACTTGGTATGAAAGTTGCCTCAATATCTCTTATGTGTCAAGACAAGAACATTTGGAAAGCTATGATGATGGCTGGTACACCATGCCCAATAGATGGTCTAATTGGTGCTAAAGCTAAAGAGAAATGGCTAGAAAAAAGAAGAACTGAATTAAAGAATGTTGGTGGAAAACCAAGTATGACATGGAATAAATGATGCTTAATTTAACTTTCTTTGGGTTATTACCCACAAAAAATAAAAATCTTTCACGAGAGAGGAGATATAAAACCATAATTTTATTGATTTCAGCTATATTTCTATCATCTTGTGCTACTCATAGAGTAATACTTGGTGAGATTGAGATATGGGGGAATAACGAAATTAGGATTGACACACCAACAAGACAATGAAACAATTAATTATATTTTTCATATTTTTCCCCATATCCCTGTTTGCAGAACAGACAGGGAATCTTTTAACAAACCCAACATTTGAAAATGGAAACGCTAATAGCTGGACACAAAGTGGTGATGGTCAAGTTATTTCAGATTGTTGTGGCTCATCATACGACTATGAGTTTGGTGATAGTGGCTCAATAGAACAATCTTTTGATTTGACAAGCGATACTATTACTCAACAAATGCTAAATAATGGAATCACTTTAGACTCTAGTGTCCAAGTACAGAATGGAGAATGTGCTGTTGCTGGTTGTTGGGCTGGATATGGTGGTGGAGCTGATAGCTTTACTATCAGATTACAAATACAAGATTCAGAAAATAATATATTATCAACAACAACTCAAACTCGCACAGATACCACAAATATTAATGGCGAATATTTTACTAATTCAGTTTCCTACACAGGCACAGGAAGTAATATTGGTAATATAAAAATATCAGGAACAGACACAAATGCACCCTCTACACTTGGTGGTGCAAACCTAGATAATCTGTCTGTATTAATGACCTATGACCCTGTTGTTTTAACAGCCACACAAACTGCTGAATTTCCATCGTGTACAAA